CTTGCATCGTTCATTTGCGCTATTTGCAATGCCCTTGCGTTGTTTAGTTTGGCATCTGGCGTTACCGTCTTATCATAACCCGTGCTTGAGATGATGTTGCCAAACGGGTCGCGCCCTTCCATTTTAACCGTGCCGCCAATGTCGATTTTTTCAAACTTAGGCAGTAATTTATCCGCTTCGATAGCATGACCAGCCGCCCACATCTGTATTTGCTGCGGGCTCATTGCCTGAACTCGAGCAATCTCTGCGCTTTGATCTTTTCCTGTGGCCTCTTGTAGGCCCGTCAGTGCGGCCAAAGCGCTTTCAACAGAAGGGTTTGCCATTACTTGTTTTGCGTATTTCCCGGCAAGCTCTAAATGTGTTTTGGCTTGCGTCAATTTTTGAGCTTGCATCTCACCTTGTGATTTTTGAATCTGCAATCCCTTGTCTATTTGGCCGTTTTGCATATAAACGTTAGCCACATCACTTGGGTTCGTTAAACCCTTGAGTTTTGCAAGCAAGGCATTCTGTGACTCGTCTTCACGCCGAGCTTTAGATAGCCCGTACTTTGTCAGTTCATTTTGCCCTTGCGCCGCCTCTAGTTGAAGTTTAGCAAGCGCGTTTTTTTGCATTTCTTGCCGCCCATCATAAAAAGCGTTAGCGGCTTTTAATGGTGTGCTTGTGTCAATCAACCCAAAATTAAGTTCGCCAGCCATCAGTCGCCACTCCCGCCAGTTCCGCTATAAAAAGAATCCAACTGCTGACCAAAACTGGCCCCGCCCGGATTATTAAAATACTTATTGTATGCGCCGCTTATTGAATCCCAGTTGCGCCCCAAAGCATTGCCAAGCCCCTGATATGACGATGCCCTTATTTGTCCACCCGCTAGCGCCGCATTGCCTTGGTTGGCCCCGTCATTCATTGCTATGTTGCCAACATTGTTTGCGTAGCTGGCACCAGCCGTGCCAAGCGCGTTATTTGCTGTTTGCCCCACGCCAGCCAACGTCGCCAAGTTATTAAACTGGCCTGTTCTATTGCCGGTGTAGATGTTGTATTGATTATTTAAATCGGTGTTATAACGATTAAAGGCGTTTCCATATTCATTGGATGCGTAATCTTGCCCGTACCGGCTTATGCCTTTTAACGCCGCGCCAGACAACAAGCCACCACGCGCCGCCGATGAACGCTCAAGCGCCTTAATGCCTTCAGACAATCTAAACCCATAGCCTGGGTCAGCGTTGAAGCTAAAAGGCTTGTAATCAAATTGCTTTGTAAATTGCCCACCCGGCGAAACACCCGAATTTAACTGTGCCAGCGCATTGTAGCCAACGTCGCGGTAAGGCTGTTGGTCTGCGCGTGTTTGATCGTACTGGTTCTTTTGAATGTCTGCCGCGTATTTTGCAGCATCCGCAGATTTACCTGCGGCGCTTTCTACTGCGTCCGCTTGTTTGCTTGCGGGGCCGATTCCAATAACATCTGCCACCGAGCTAATTATATCGCCCATGATCGCTCCAATTGAATCTTGCCGTTATTTCTACCCGTCTCAATAAAGCCAAAGCCCTTGGCAAGCCGTAGAGACGCTGTGTTGCTTTCGTTTATTCCAACTTCTGCTTTTCCGTAGCGTTTTATTAGGCCGTTCACGTACCCACCAAAAATGCCGCGTATATTCCACTTGCCGCGCTTTTCTGGTTTTACGAATAGATCAAACCTTGGGCCAATGGCTATAAACACGCCGCCCGGAAAAGTGGTAATTTCTAGCTCTTCGATTTTCTTGCGTAGCGCATCAGTTGCCGGGTAACCTTCGCTTTTTAGGTAATCAGCAACCACCAGCCAAATATCGTCAGGCATTACTGGACCACCTCAACGCCAGAGGCCACTAGCGATATTGCCGTGGCTGCGCTGGCCAGCGCTTGAATTGTTCCTCCACCCGCTAAAACTTGACCCTGTGCGCTGTAAATTGGGTATGACTCGCTGGGGGCAATTGTTCTGGCCGATAGAATCATGTTTGATGCTGTTGCCGAGCCGCCGCTTGGCACTAAATGAACGGTAGCAGTTTGAGCCGTTCCGGTCGTGTTTGTGAGTGTTGCTTGGCGTATGATCGTGCTAGTGTTTGCGGGGGCCGTGTAGTATGTGGCCGCGCTTGTTGTAAGCTGCGAACCATCAACCAATCGTTTTGCTAATTGTTGCATTTTTACCTCGGGATTATGTAAACAGTGGGAGCCACGGTGTAGGTAATTCGGATTGAATCGTTTTCAGACAAAGAGATTAAGCCACGGCCAGAAATGCCGTAAGCAACACCGTTTCTGATGTACTCGGTAAGCGAAACTGTCCCCAAGTAAACGCTTACTTCGCAGTCACCCGTGGCGGTGTACGTCCAAGGGCTAGCGCCTACCGTTGGCGTTTGTGCCGATAGGTATGTTCGCTTTTCCTGCCCGATAACCGGCACATCAAAAAATTCTGCTTGCGGTGCCTGTAATTGAATAATTGGCAATTCTTGGCTCTGAGGTTCAGATACCATTGCAAAGTTTTCGATTGTTTCGCTTGTCACCGGAAACGCTTGAACAGCATCAAAAGATAGTTCTTGCTGTGACTCTGAAACGAACGCGCCGAATATGGTTTCTAGGTCTGTGCTGGCAGGAACCGCATTGCTAGACTGTCCTCCAACGCGATACAGTAAAGCCGTTAAAGCCCGGTAAGCCTCAGCGGTCAAGGTTCCATCTTGATTAACAAATGCTACCCGCGCAGGGAATAAGTTTACTGGATTACCCACGGCACAATTCCACGTCAACGTTAGCACCAAAAACGGCGAACTTTGCATCATCAGTCATTGATATTTCCCACAGCCTGTTGCGGCCTTGTCCAAGCCTGCGGTAAATAACCCGCTTGCCGTATTCGCCAGTTTTGCCTACGCCTGCTGATTTTATGCCGCTCCAAGTGTGCCCGTCATTGCTGAATCTTAGCATCAATGAAGCGTCTTGGCCGGTCTTTGAAACACCGGTTTCCATGTCTATCTGTAACTTGTGATAGATGATTCTGGCTTGTTCTTTTTCCAGCGCCTGAGTCACTCGAACACGCTTTAATATGCCACCATTATCGGTGTTCACGTCAGGCTCTAGGCTGTACAGGTTGCCGTTCTCGTAGTCGCCGCATAGGTTCATGCTGGAAAAGTACAAATGCCCGGCACAACGCCACTGCGTAAGCCCTGAGCCGTCCGGTTCGTAGTACGCCCTTTCATGCCAGAGGTTATTAGCTACGTCATACACCCAAGTAACGCCAGCGGTAGGAAATGTTATTACATAGAAATCGTGGCCTAGTTGTTGATACGTGAATGCGTAGGCATCGGATATGGTTGAGTAACGCTGAATAGCGTTTTCAACGCCAAAATCGGACACGCGCACCGGGGTGTAACCGTTAACGCGATAAATTATCCCCGCGCCTCTATCATTTTGCCCTAGCCAGAATATCGAGTTATCCAGTTTGCAGATTGTCCATTTTGAAGCACATCCAACCTCTAAGAAAGCGTTTGGTGTTCGCTGAAACGGAAAGTCTGCGTTGCCTGTGTCCTGCCAAATTTCAATGCTGTTTTGGCCAAATAGCCATAACTCCAAATGGTCAACAATATGGCCAACTGTAATATCAGGCGAACCTTCTGCACTAGCAAATTCTGTCGAATCCCATTGCGCCCCGTCCAATAACGAGGATATGTAAAACTTACCGCTTGAGTCACCAGAAACAATAAAGTATTGATCTGCGTAATCGGCCATCGTTACGCCGTTTGGAAAATCAGTATCAGTAATTACTGTTAAAGTGCTGGTTGTTGTGTCTACCAAATAACCTGCGGCCCCGTCAACAATAAGCAACTGTATACCGTTGCCTGTAATTCCAACCCTACCCGTACCGGTTTTTAAGTCGCCCAGCTTTAGCACTGTTAAATCCGTACTGAGCCTGTATGCCGATTGCCCGTAGACAAACCAGCCATAGCCGTTCTGTCTGTAGCTTCCGCGATAGCCGCTTGTGCTGAATGTTACTTTTGACACCGTGCCGGGCGTACCGTAAAGAGCTACAGGGGCGCGTGGGCTGTTGTTGTCCATTTCCACATAGCAATTGATCGAACGTTGTTGATCTGCGTTTTTTGATTGCGATTGATATGTTGGGCCAACAAAAGGTATTTTCATTAAAAATTCCCAGAGTAGATATTAAATCGCGCTCTCTGCCCCATTATTCCGGCTGGCATACTCATTAAATCTAGCGGGTTATTCTGTCGTTTTAGATTACGTTTAGACACCATCGCAATGCGCTGCACTGTCTTGGGCGGTTCTATTCCAAACTCTGGCGCAATTTCACACGCCAAATTGTATTTAAATGCGCGCAAATAACCCGGCGGGAAAGTTAGCGTTGTCGATGTGCTTGCCGCTTGAGCCAGCTCCGTTACAGAAATAAAATGCCACTGCAAATCGCGGGTCGACACGGGGTAAATATACATATTCGTATCCGGCACATCAGGGTTTAACCAAATAACCTGCGGGAATGTGCTTGTCACCGTTTTTAGCGCGATGCCATCATACTGCTGCTGGTTAATGATTGTAATACCATAGCTGACGCCAGACTGCGGGTCAATAAAATAAGTTGAATCGTCCAGGGCTACCGGTCTATTCCCAATAAAATCACCAGTTGGGCCTAACGTCCTTGAGATTGTATTGGCTGGCCAAGTAAAGGTTTGATCTTGCGTTGTGTAGACGGCCAAGCGCTCGGTAGACCAAGAATCAAGCATCTGATTGAACGCACTTAGTAAGTCTTGCGCGGCGTCGGCGTTCATTGTCTCGCCTTCAGCCAGAACACCTATTAAACGCGCCGCTGCATTTAACTGATCGCCGCATGTCGTCATTTATATATTCTCAATAATTAACAAAAAAAGGGGGCCGAAGCCCCCTTAATTTAAGCAACGCGGTATAAAGTCCAAGCCGTTGCAGAAGTCTTGCGAGCAAGGAACTGGGCTGAAGTTGAGATTGCCACAGTCGCAGAGCCAACCAAAGTCCAACCAGTACCAGCAACGATAGTTAAAGCGCCGCTAGATGTTCCAAGGTTGATAATGTTGAGTTCAAACGTGCTGTTAACTTTGGCGTTTGTAACTAACGCTTCCGTTAAAGCCACTGTGGGCAACGTGTAAGACGCGGCAGAAGTGCCGGGCGATGCTACAAGTAGATCGCCGGTAATTTGCGCTGCGGTTAACGTTGCTGTGGTTGTAGCTGTTTGAGGGTCGGATGTAAAACCAAGTTGCAATTCGGTGATGTTTCCATCTCCGATTTGATAGCCGCCGCCCGTATTAGGTAATGCCATGATATTTCCTTTATAAAATTAACCCCACAAGCGCACAGCGGCTTGCGGACGGATTACTGAATAACCATATAGAACATCAACACGGCATGGCATACGGTCATTGTTAATGTCGTACTGGCGAACGATTCGCATTGAAATACCGTTATGCACTATACGTGAAGCCATGTCCACGCCTTGGGGCATAATCAAGTCGGCAGTTGCGAAAGTGATCGCGTCTTTTTGATAGATCAAGTTCTGAGGGTACACAGTCGAAGCAGACCCAACCATCGTAATGGCCGCAGCAGCAACCGGGAACGAGTCAACCGTGGCAAGAGCTTGGCTTGCCGTGTAGATAGGTGGGCTGATACTTAGCGTTGCCGTAGACGAGCCGGTAGTATCTGCCGTAACAACAAACTGTTGCAGGCTACCAGTTGAAACACGAGTCTGCGGGTTTACCGAGTAAACGTTTGCAATCGTGAAAACATCCCCAGTTTTCCAAGTTTTTGACGAGCCAGTGAAGCTAATAGGAAGCGTGGCTTGTCCTTGGGTTGAAATGGTGCCGGTTGATGTAATCGTGGTTCCCCAGTCGCCTGTTGTGTGGCTGGTAATTGATTGCGACATGTTAATTTCGTCGTAACCAAGAACGCCCTCGCCCATCATGCCTGTTTTAAACTGGCGTGAAATGGTACTTGTTGGGTTAAAGAACCCTTTCATACCCTCAACCAAGTTTGCATTAGCGGCTGGGTTTACAGTCGCGTAACGTGGGCTCATTGGCACAGCGTACTCACTTAGCTTTTGCTGTCCTTGCAGCAAAACCAATGATGTTGATGGAGTTGAGCCGGGCGTGCCTACGCTCGAGTAAATCGACTTGTAAGCGTTGGCAACATCAGCATCAACCGACGCGGCCAATTGGCTAATACGTGGCTTTAGAACAATGTCGGCAAACTGATCTAACTTCATCGTTAATTCAGCGGTTGTGAAGTTAATACCGATATGCGCTTGTTCAGTAACCGCCAGGGTGGTGTATTGCTGGTTTTCGTCTTGCACTTGTAGTGCAGCGCCCTTGGTTACCAGCGCACGGTCAGGCAAGCGAATACGCAATGTATCGCCAATTTTTGCGCCTTCTTTTGCAAACGAGCTATCGTATTGCTTGTTAATGTTACGGGTGATTACAAGATTGTTCTCGAAAATTTCGAGAGCCTTCAATGTAATCTGATCTATCGTTAAGAGATTATTTGCCATGATTTACCTTTCTTTGGACGAAAAAAAACCGCTATTAAGCGGTCGTCCGGTTTTAGCGGTTTCCTGCTTCCAGTTTCTTTCTTTGCCGTTCACGTTCTGCGTTAATCCACTCCGTTGGACTCATTGTTTTAGTTGAGCGCGGGTCGGTAGTGTCGTAAACAATCGGGCCTGAGCTAGCGCCGTTAACGGGTTTGATTGGCGCTGGTGCGCTGGTTGTCTTTTTTACAGCCGGTGGGCTAGAAGAAATTTTTGCTTCCAGTAGCCCAAGTTCTTTGGCTTGCATTCGGGGCGAGAGCCTAGCAATTCTGTCTGCCTCGCGTGGATTAGAGCCAAGGTAAAAAGCAATATCTGGCCCTAGCTCGGACTCTTGAATCACTTCGGCCATATCATGCGTGATTGATATTTTTGGGTTATACGCAACTTGTTCAAAGTCTTCGTATTTTTCCCGAGCCACTTCTTCACGGTCATGATATGCCGTCAAAACCTCTTTTTGTCTGCGCTGCTGCTCTCGTCGGTCAAGAATTTCTAGTGCCTTTGTCTCTGCTAATGCTTCGGCGTAGGCTTCTGGACTTTCAAATTGTTCTTGAGCTGGAGTTGGCTTTACAGGTTGAGTGTCTTGGCGGTTATCGCGCTCCCACTTTCTCTGCTCTCTTGCAAGTCTTTTGCTAACAATCGCGTCTAGTTCTTCTTGGGTAAAGGTCTTAGGCGCTTCTGTTTGTTCCGGCGTTTCAACTACTTCGGGTTCAAGTGATGCCGTCTCAACCTGTTCCGGCGCGGGTACTTCCGCTAAATTTAAATCTTCCGACATTTTGATTCCTTAAGACGAAAAAAAACCGCTATTGAGCGGTAATTTCGTTCCTGCGATGCCGTCGCAGTGCGGTTTTACTGCTTAAAATTAACCGTTCATGTCCTGCACTGGCAACCAATCTGCCGAAAATTCTTCTTCTGTGCAACCAGCTACGCCCGTCATGTAGCCATCATCTGGCTTTAGAAAGCACCACCTATCATCAGCCGTGCGCGCCGGGATTGCATATTGTTTTGTTATGTCAGCGCCCAGACCCATGTTGCTAGCTATTTTTTCTTGCCCAGCATCTGCTTCGGCCTTCGTTTCAAACACTAAATAAATCATGCTATTGCAACTCCGTAATATGCGCCCTGGTTTTGCTCAAGTGCGCGCCTGTCTGGCGTGCTTAAATTGCTTGAGAAAAAAAGGAACTCTTGGTGCTCGCCGGTAAATAAAGACGTATAAGCAAATGCGCTTGCACCCAGTGCTGCGCGGTCTATCGTTGCCGTGCCTGTCGGGCCAGCGGATGCGGCAAAAACACCATTAAGGGATAAGGTTATCTCTGAGCCAGAAGGGTTCCAGCCGTGTCCGCTAACTGTTTGGTTTGTTGTTTGTGCTGCTGCCTGACTAAGCAATGCGTTTGCATCGTTTCGTACCCGATTACTAAATCCAGACGCCCCCAAGTCATCCAGCATACCAATGTTACCCAAATCACGTAGAGAAAATAACGTCCCACTGCCAGAAGTACGACGAAAAACGTTGCTAGCGTAAGACCCAGTAAAAGCTAGGCGTGTCGTTGCAATCGTGTCGTACTGAGTGCCTAAATACTCAAAGCAGGCTCTTAATCCAACTCTATCAATCACCCCAGCGTTTACAATCC